GTGATGCGTCTTGAATCATCAGTAGGGCGTTAGGGCCGTAGATCTGATAGAGTATACCCATGAATGCGATTAGCGAATCGTCACCTTGAACTCGAATCCAGAAGTGTTCTGAATTGATGTTGATGCCAAGTGAAGATAATACGCATAATATCATAACCGCGTTAGCGAATGAATCCAGCAATTGTGTCTGCATGAATCCGGAAGCGAAACCGTTGTAGTTCCATTTCCAAAGTTCGCCATTAGGGAGAAGAATTGGTGTGTGTTTAATTGACCAGCACATCCAAATCCATAATCGCTCGAGTCGTCGAGGATCCCTTGGGTTAGCATTGGGGTAGTAAGAGGTTGGTTGATAGACAGTGAAGTCGAAGTACGAGCGCCATATGACATGTACGTCAGTGATGAGTTCGTGCAGCAATCGCTTGTCGAAACCAGACCAGTCTAAACTGAGAAAGTTATTCTTTTCCTGTTGTCCGTTTATCTCGAAAGTGAGCTTTTTCCATCCTCCTCGGATTATTTCTCGTCCCCAGAGCATAAACCCTTTGTTTGGGTTGTTAAGGTAGTACGCTTGTATGGGCCAAATAAACATATTTTCGATCATTATCAGTAGCTTGGTAGCACCGAAGACTGCTCGAATCTTGTCTAACTCTCCATGCGCGACCGTGTGAGCACGTGCGAATAGTGAATGCCAGTAGTAGGCTTTAGGGGTCCCATCGTCGTCGAAGAACTTTGCGTTTCCTTCTTTGATCTGATGAACTAGAGTCCGATTGTGTATAAATATTTCGTTGTACAGATTGTGAAAGCTATGAGCTTGATCTGTGATCATGCCAATTCGTTGTTTGATTCGTAGATATTCCGAAACTTTGATTGAACCTCGAATAATATATGAGATTCCTTTGTGTACCATGTCCATGAGCTTGGGGCTTTGTGATTCGCCATCAAGATCTCGAAATTGCGGCTGAAACCTGTAGTGTGGTAGATTCCATGGGGCGCAAGCGTTTGGTGGTAAGTTCCAAGGATAGTACCTAAGATCGGGAAACGATATAGGGTGTAAGATATGGTCAGGGCGACCTAAATCAGACACTTTTTGTAATGCCTTGCGATAATTGTCGTCGCGAGGTATGGTATGATATGGTTGCTCGAATTCCTTAAAGTCAGCAATGACTGCTTCGTCAGAGGATTCGGATCTTCTGCCAGATGCGGCAAGATCAAGAGTTTCTTTATTAAAGAACTTAGTAGCACGATTGTAGATCCAATCGAAAAAGAAAGCGTTTGATTCTGCTTCTCCTCGTCTGTCTCGTTTATCGTAAACTTGTCCTGAAAGTCTCTTAATAAATTGAAGATTAACCATGTTGAAATAGTTGAGTGTAGTTTGCAATTAAGCGGGGAATTTGTCCTTTGTAGAGCTGTTTTCGTTGAACCAGTTTCTGG